GGTGCAGATGCAGTATCAGGAATTAAATTAAATGTTGCTGGTAAAATACAATTAGAAAATCAAATAAAATTAAGAAGTGATGATGGATCACCTGCAAGAATAGATTTATATTGTGAGTCAAATAACGCTCATTATCTGAGATTACAAGCACCAGCACACTCTGCTTTTTCTGGTAATCCCACAGTGGTTTTACCTAACTCAGCAGGCACTATTGCACTAACTTCATCTAATATAACTGGAACATCTACTGGATTAAGTGGAACACCAAATATTTCAGTTGGTACAATATCTGGCACAACTATTACAGGATCAAGTATATCTGTAGCAAATGTGACTGCTTCTGGAGTATCTACATTTACCAATAATATTCAATTAAGAAGTAGTGATGGAGATCCTGCTAGATTAGATTTTTATTGTGAATCAAGTAATGCACATTTTACAAGATTAAAATCTGCACCACACTCAGAATACTCAGGCAATGTCTCTGTTGTTTTACCAATTAAATCAGGAGATGTAATTGTAGGTGATACATCAGGTAATATCACTCAAAATATAAACACAACTGGTATCATTACTGCAACAAGTTTTATTGGTGATATCACAGGTAATGTAACAGGAACATCAACTGGATTAACTGGAACACCAAATATATCTGTAGTTGATATAACTTCTAGACATATTAACTCTAGTGGTGTAGTCACTGCAACTAGTTTTGTAGGTGATGGATCTGCACTTACTGGAATCAGTGCTGGTACAGGAACAACTGATAGATTTAATACTCCTGTTGATTTCAACAAAGGGATTAACATAACAGGTATAACCACAGGTCTAAGTGTATCTGGTGTTGGTACAATAGGAACTTTAGAAGTAACTAATGCAACTATATCTGGCAACCTCTCTGTAGGAGGAACATTAACATATGAAGATGTAACCAGTATTGACTCTGTTGGTTTAATCACTGCCAGAAATGGAATGGTGATATCTGGTGTATCTACATTCTTAGGATCTCAGAAAGGTGTTAATGTAGTTGGAGTTTCAACATTTTCTGGTGCTATCAATGCTAATGGTGGAGTAACAGGTGATGTAACTGGAGATGTAACAGGTAACTTAACTGGTAATGTAACTGGTAATGTCACTGGAAATGTGTCTGGTACATCTGGATCAACCACAGGAAATGCAGCAACAGCAACAAAACTAGCAACTGCAAGAACAATAGGTGGAGTTTCATTTGATGGTAGTGCTAATATCAACTTGCCAGGTGTTAACACTTCAGGTAATCAAGATACTTCAG